CTGCAAGTCTTGTGAATTTCTTGTTCTTGAAGTCAACTTCAACACCATAGATGTCTGCATCCGTATATCCAATATAGGACTGGATGTCTGTGATTTCTGCCTGCAATGCATTGATGTCACCCACTGTTGCAACAGCAGCAGGGTCAACAGTCATGGAAACATTGCTTGCATTTGAAACTGTGGTCACAAGTTTCAGATATGCACCACTGACAGTGATTCCATTATAAGGTGGCATATATGCCCCCACATTTGCACCTGCAACTGCATAAAGGATTTCACCATCATCAGGGTCATTTGCATAAAGACCAATGGAATTCATATAATATCCAGTTGTCAACGCACTGTTTTCCATTGCCGCATCAACCTGAAATGCAACAGAATTGATTCTTGTGACTTTGGAAACAGCAACCTGCTGTTTGATGTTGGACAGTGCAGTCAGTGCAGGAATCTGTGAATCATTGTAAGTTGTGGCAGATGCTGCAACCTTTGTGAATGTCACATTTGCTTTTCCTGCAATAAGTTTTGCCATTAAAGACTGTCCTTTGTTTGTGATAATAAGCTGTCTAAATTCTGACATTTCTTTTTCCTACCTTTCATATTTAGTTTGATTCAGTAATTGAAACACCTGCTGTCATTACTGTGTGACCACTGACATCTATTGATTCTTTGAAGCTGTCTGAAATTTCAACAACCACTGCACCGACAACACCACCTGCAAAGGATGCCCCTGAATCAATGGACATTCCCTTTTTGAATGCATCAGACAATGTGGTCATATATCCTTCAACAATTCCACCACCAAAGATGGATGTTCCCTGGATGTCCAGGTTCTTCTTGAAGGAATCTGACAGTTCAAATGTTTCACAATTGACAATTCCTGCTGCCACCCTTGCTGTTGCATTCAAGTCAATGAACAGCTTGTTTTTTGCATCAAGAACCATTGATGCAGGCAACATGTAAGATAAAAAATAGTCAAGTTCTTCAACTTGACCATACAAATCCAAATGTGTTGTGATTTCCAATTTGTGTTCATCCAGTTTCCTGATGATTTCATAATTATCAGAACCACCACACAAAGTGTCCAGTTTATTCAGCAAAGTCTTCCAAGTATAAGGAACAGTGTCATTCCATCTGACTAACACCCTGTTGATTCTTGATTCCAGGGTGTCATCAGCAGATGGAACAATTCCAATCAGCTTTTCAAACTTGCTGATTCCTGTCAGATTGCATGACTGAATGAACTGGTTGTTTTTAATTATTTCTGATTCATCTTCCACCAACTGAAATTCAGGGTTTTCAGTTTTCATGATTTCCCTGATTTCCAGGTATTCCTGAATGAATGGTGGAAGATGTCCAAGAAGTTTCACATCTCTAATCATCCACTAACACCGCCCATCACTGGAATTTCATATTTATCAAGTGTCAGATTGTTTGCAGTACCATTGATTTTGGTGTTTGAAATATCCACAATTCCCTTGATTCCAAGAAGTCTTGTTTCAATCTGACTGATTCTGACAACTGACTGTGAATAGTTTGCCCACTGACTTCTGATTTCCTTCAAATATGCACTGATTGTATCTGTGATTGTGCTTTTCAGTGTATTGAAAGAATATCCTTCATCAAATGTCAGGGAAGTTGTCACATTGACCTTCACATTTGTTGCAGTGTTTACTGTCACAATGTGGTCAATCGGTGCAATTCCAAGACCTTCCCCCTGTGGGTCAGGGTCAATTGCTTCCTGCACTGATTTCACTAATGTGGAAGATGCTGCATCAAAGTTTGAATCCAGGATTGTCAGAAGAACAGTTCCACCACCCTTCCACACTGGTGTGACTTTGGTGCTTCCAACACCAGGAAGTGCATTTGTCTTTTGAATATAGTCTTTTTGATTTCCACCAAAAGGTTTTGTGTCAAAAGTATCAAAATATCTTGTTCTGATGTCTTCTGTTGCTTCTTCATCTTCACCTGGAATCAACAGTTCTGTCAGATAACAGGTTTCAAGTCCTTCAATATAGTCAATAGGAATCATCTGACCAAACTGTGCATTTCCTGTTTCACCTTCTGTTTCACACTCCAGTTTGTATGCACCATCAGAAATTTTTTCTGTGACTGCATAGTTCAATGTTCCACAAGAAAATCTTGCACCAATAGGAATGTTCAAAGTGGAAGGTGTGAATTCACCTTTTAGGATTGCATGTGTTGCAGCAATAGGAATGATTCCCCTTTCTGCTGCCCTTCTGATAAGGTATTCCCTGGATGCAGTGTCAGCAAAAGTTTCTTGAAGAATGATGTCAAATTCAATATACATCAACTGCAATTCAACAGCAGCAGGTGCAAGTGCATCATAAATGATTGCCCCTTCCCTTTTGTCCATACTGTCAGGAACTCTGTCAAGCATCCTTTGAAGAATGTCTTCATAAGTTACATTTTCATACATTAAATATTCACCACCTTTTCCACATCAACATCACCATAAATGGTATTTGCTTTGAATGTTACAACCACAATTCCCTTCTGACTGATGTCAAAATCAAATCCTTCACATGAAAGGATTCTGTCATCAACTGAAAGGGCATCAATGATTCTTCTTTCCAATTCAGGACACACATATGTGACTGGTTCACCATAAAGGTCAGAAAGTTGGATTCCATAATTCCAGGAATAAATGATATACTGGTATCTTTCAGTATTCAGGATTTTATATATTGCCTGTTTCACTGCATCCTGCTTGTCACAAAATCCGCTGATTCTGTTCCTGTCAATGTGCATCATATAGTTTTTACTTGGAAGACTTTCAACTTCCAAGTCTTCTGTCAATATTCCATTTACACCTGGAATCATGTCATCCACCACCTATCCTGTCTAAAACAATATATTTCTGACCACCTTGCATTCTTAACAGAATGACTTCTTCACCCTTTTCCAGGTGATTGTGAATGGTCATCTGCTTTGTTCCTTCAATGTCATGTGTATGGGTCAGCTTTGTTGCACCTGATGTCAAATCAATGTCATCACTGTTGCTGTCCTTGCCTTTGACAGTGTGGGTGTGAGTGGTCAAAGATGCTTCTGATTCCCACTGTACTGTCACCATTGTGGTGAAGTCCGTCACATTCCTTGTCAGAACCAGGAATGAAGAATCAAGGGTCATCTTTTGGTCAACCAATATTTGAAGTGGTGAAGAATTTATCACCTTTCCAAAGCACACCTGAACAGGTTTTCCTGCATCAACTGCTTCTGTTGCAGCTTGTTTGATAGTATTCAATAATTCTGCATAATCAGGCAACGAATTCACCACCTCTCAATTTTAATTCCATTGTGTGTTCATCCAGTTTGAAAGTGTGGACACATTTTTCAACAAGCATCAGGTTTTTCAACTTCACATCACCCAAATCCATGATGACCACCACCATTGAACCTGCCCTGACCCTTGTATCACCAAGGGCATTTTTGATTGTCAATTTCCTTGTTTTCTTGTTGTAAAGGGATAACAATGCATCAACCTTTGCTTGACCATTTTCCCCTTTCTGTAATGTGTCATAATACTGTAAAACACCCCAATTGTTGATATTGTTTGAATCTTGGGAAATATACACATCCCTTTGACCGCTGTCTTCATTGTCATATACCAACTTAATTCTGTTATAGGTGTTTTCATCAATACTGGATGTATAATCAAAATTCTGTCCAGTTTCTTCATCAATCAGAAGATTCAAACGCATGTTGTCCAAACCTTTCAGGGTGACTTTTCCAAAATCATCATACATAACATACATGTATTTCTGATTTTCCATTGTAGCATCCAAGGCATTCTGAATGATGTCAAACAATGTTTGATTGTCTTCCACCATAGATGCAATCTTGAATCCTGTGTCTTCAATGCTTCCTGTTTGCATTTGAAAGTCTGCACAAATCATCTGAATGACTTCACCTGCTGTTTTGTTTTTATAAACATAGGTGTCTTTGTTTTTCAAATATCGCAACTGGTCATATGCAGTGACTGTGATGATTCTTTCTTTGTCCATCTTCTTTGAAAAGATGAAACCATAAAAAATGTTTGCACCATTCCATTTCAGTCTGACTGCATTTCCTTCTGTAATATCAAGGACATCATCCAGGTGAACCTTGAATGTCAGTTTCCCTGGATTGCCCTTTCTTTCAGTTGTCCACTGAATATCTTCTTGCACAACAGGGATGAACACCTTGTTGCCATTCTGAATCAACAGTTCAGCAGTCATGTGTTCACCCCCTTATGCAGCAGGAATGGTCAAAACCTGTCCAGGATATATCAGATTTGGATTCTTGATTTTATCCCTGTTTGCATTGTAAATAACAGTATATTTTGAACCATTCCCATAATACTTCTTTGCAATGTTCCATAAGCAGTCACCCCTGACAACTGTGTAAGTCTGATTTGCAGGCTTTGGTGGGTTTTCTGCTACCCTGACAGGCTGTGGAACAATCTTTGGTTTAGAAGATGCAAACTTGATGTTGCATGTCTTGGTTGCATAATCTCTGTACTGTTTCAACTTGATTGTGACCATAACATCCATTCCATAGTTTTTTGCATCTTCTTTGATGGTGTAAGATTCCAAGGAAACCTTCATGTTTGTATCAAAAAGCATCTTTCCATTTGGAAGTGTTCTTGTGACAATGAACTGAAAGGTTTTCTTGTCCTGCTTGTAATTTTTTAATACTTCTAAAAATGATTTTGCCCTTGTGAATCCGTTTTTGTAGACTGCAAAAGGATATTTCACATTTGGAAGCAAAGCATCAAATTCAATGTCCGTCAAACCAGGTGTTTTCAGGACATTGATTTCACCATCATTGATAAGGGTGTAAGTTTTATTTACACCCTTAATTTTCAGTTGCAGCTTCTGTGGTGCAACTGGAAGCAATGTTTTTCCAAGATAGAAATAATATGCCATAGTTTAATGCACCCCTTCCGCTGCCTGTTCCATAGCTTCAAGAACACCTGCTGATAAATGGTCAACCATTCCATCAATGTCCATATCACTTGAAACAGTATTGTTGTTGTTCATAGTTACTTCAATTTCAGCAGTTGTGAATCTGTTGATTGCTTCTGTTTCTGCAATATCACGAAGATATTTCAGATTTTCTTTGGAAATATCCACACTGTCTGCAATCCTTCCTGCACTGTCTGCTGTGTCAGCAGTGTTTGCTGCTGTTTGTGCTGCATTATTTGCAAAATCATTTGACAACATGGATGTATCAACACCGCCTGTCAGGTCAATGTTGTCCATGCTGAACATTCCTGAAACCTTGTCAGCAACACCATCACCCCAAGATGCACCTGCATTGAATGCATCCGCTGCCCATCCATCCTGGAATGTGTCAAAGGTGGACATTCCTTCATTGAATGCATCACCAATGGATTTGTAATCTTCTTTATTTCCTGCTGCTTCTGCTGCCTTTGATGCATAGTCATCTGCTGCACTGCTGATTCCTGAATAATCAAATTCAACAAAAGGAAGTTTGTTCAGTGCTGCACAAATACCTTCAATGACTGAAAGTGCTGTGCTTAACAGGTTGTAAAACCATGACTGAACAGAACAGATTGCATTGTGAAAAGCTGTCATCATGTTGGATGCCAGTGCTGCAATTGCATTTCCAATTCCAAGGGCAATGTTTGCAACAGAAAGACCCAAGTTCTTGAAGAACTGAATCACAACATTGATTCCACCAGTAATGACACCAAAACCGCTGTTTGCAACACCTGTCATCTTTGCGATTGCATTACATACCGCAAAAATAGCAGCAATGACTGCAATAATAAGAAGAATTATCCAGGTCAAAGGACATGCCATCAAAGCAGCATTCAGACCATACTGTGCAGCTGTTGCAGTAAAGGTTGCCCCTGCCTGCATTGCTTCCGCTGCTGCATGAACACTTGCTGAAAGTGCCATGACACCATTGACCGCTGCAACGATTCCTGAAATTGTTGCATAAGCAATCAGTGCTGCAATTACACCATAGACAATAGGTGCAATGATTGACCAATTGTCACTGATGAATGCACCAATGCTTGCAAGTGTATTGAAGAAATCCAACACATAAACCGCAAGCTGTGCCAACAGTCCAATTGCATTTTCCACAAATCCCTGGAACTGGTCATTGTTTGCAAGTTCATTCACTTTGTCCAGGACTGGTTGAAATGCCATCAATGCACTGTTCTGAAATGAAGTCCATACCTGACCCCAAGTCATAGGCATTGCTTCAAACTTTGCATTGATGTCATCAGCACTGGAAAAGATTGCAGCCTTTACAGTGTCCGCTGTCAACTGTCCATCCTGTGCCATTTCCCTGATTTTTCCAATAGGAACATCAAGATAATCAGCAATAGACTGAATCAGGTTTGGTGCTTGCTCAAAAATGGAATTCAATTCATCACCACGCAACACACCTGAACCCAAAGCCTGTGACAACTGCAACATTGCATTTGATGCTTCCTGTGTGGATGCACCTGCAATGGTCATCTGTTTCTGAATCAGGTTTGCAAATGCAATAACTTCATCCTGACTTGCAAAAGCATCCCTTGCATTGTTTCCGAACTTTGCAACAACTGCTGCCATGTCACCAAAAGAACCCCTTGCATTCTGTGCAGATGCATAAATCTGTTTCACAATGGTGTCTGTTTCTATTGCAGTTCCATTGATTTCATTGAATGCCTGATTCATTTGGTCAAGTCTTGCAGTTGTCATTGTCAGTTCATCAGACACATCAAGAACCTTCTGAACACTTTGCATGGACAAATATGCAAGTGCCAGTCTTTTGACTGTATCAACCAATTCATTTGATGTGTTCACACCTGCCTGAATCTGCTGATTCAAATTTCCCTGTGCATCTGCATTATCCCTGATATATCTTTCAGTGCTTGCTACTGTACTTGACAACTGATTGTATGCAGCATTTGCAGCAGATACATCCATGTTGTCAACCGCCTGATTCAATGCTTCCTGTGCCTGCAATGCCTGATTCAACTGTGACCTTAATTGTTCCAGTTCTGCATTTGCAGTGTCTGTTCCAAGGTTCACTGGATTGTTTTCAATCTGCTGAATCCTTTGCTGAACCGCCTGGATTCTTTGACCCATGGAATTGATGTCCTGCATTGCACTGTCTGAAAAGATGTCAGTTCCTGCTGCATTCTGTGCAATCTGATTCTGTCTGTCAGAAAGTGTTGTCAGAATCTGATTTGTTGCTGTGACTTCCTGTTCAAATCTGTCAATTCCACTGTTGGAAAAGATATCCAAATCATTTGTCACCCATTCAACAGGAACTTGAACAGGGTCAGTTGAAGGTGTTGGTGTAGGCTCTGAACCGCCTGTGCTTGGTGTCTGACCACCAGTGTGCATTGACTGGTTCAATGCTTCCATTGCTGCCTGTGCCTGATTTGCTGCTTGTGTGGCAGCATCCAGGGAAGAAGTGTCCATGTCTGTTCCCATTGTTGACTGCATGTCACGCATGGAAGAAATGGTCATGTTCATTGCATTCATGATGGACATAAGTGGTGCAGACATTCTGTCATAAAGTTCAACTGATGCAGAAATACTTGCCATTTTGAATCACTCCTTTCCCTGATTATTTGGCTTTTTTCTTTGCTGCCTTTGCTTGTTTCTTTTCGTTTTCTATTCTTAAATCTATCGAAGCAATAACAAATGCTTTTTCGTATGGGTCAAGACCCACAAACTGGGAAGGTAAAATGTGCAATTTTTGCAAAGCATAATGTGCATAATTTGCATCACCATCACCTTCCAGTATTAGTTTTTTGCTTCTTCAACCTTGTCTTCCATGTTACTGTCAAAACCATTGAATTCCTGAACATAAGCAAGGAACTTGTTATATTCACCAGGGTCATCAATCATTTCACGAACCAAGTCTTCAGGTGTGGAAACACCATAAGAATCTTGAAGTTCTGCATTGTAAAGGTCAGGAAATACAATGGAAGATGCAAGCATCTTTGCACCAAACTTGGAAGAATTGACCTTCTGTCTGAACATGTTTGGCTTTCCCTTGACAGGAATTTCAATGGTGCAGGCTTCCCTGATGTCATCAGATTCCCTGGTTGTTAAAGGTTTGATTTCCCATTCAAGGGGATTTCCCTTTTCATCACAAAGTGACTTTGTTGCAGGAAACTTCACATTTTCCTTCACCTTTTTGTTTTTCTTTAAAAATAAACTTAAATTTGACATGGTATTTTCACCCATCCTTTCAATATTGTTTTAGATACCAAGAAAAATGCAGTCAGAAAAATCTGACTGCATCCTTGGATTTTGTTTGAAATTACATTCCTGCAAGCAGATTGAACTTTTCAGGCATCTTAAAGTCCTCAAATGTGAAATCCATATCTTCATCAAGATACTCACCATCTGCATCAAACTTGGCAAGAATACCACCATCAATGTTGCAGTCCATGAAGACAACTGTCTGTCTTCCTGCATCAGATGTTGGGTCTTCATTTGTGACCTGAATTTCAAAGTACACATCTTCACCTGTGTCTTTGTATCTCTGCATCATTTCCCTGAAAATACTGGTGTTGTAATGGAAGGTTGCAGAACCAGTTCCCTTCCAACCAGTTGACTTGTTACCCATTCCAGTCTTTCCAAGAATAGGGATTTCAGTCTTGGTTCTTTCAAAGTTTGCTTCAAAGTTGATTGCCTGCATGAAGTTGTATCTTCTGCCACTGATTGTCACATAACATTCAGCTAACTTTGCAGACAAAGAATCCTTTGCTTTCATGGTAATGTTTGACATTCTGATTCACCCCTTCCTTATGCCACATAAACTGTCATATACAGTTTTTCCATAGTGTTCACAACAGTGATGTTGTCAGTAACCACAACAGACTTCTTTGTTTCACCTTGGTCAACAGTCACATCTTCATCTGTGAAGTTCTCAATTGCTCTGATGCTCTGCATGTTCTCATGATGCTGCACAATATCTGCCCAAAGGGAAGTTCTACCACTTGCATCATTTGGAACAACACCAAGGTATTTGGTCACAAAAAGATTTGCAATGTCTGTTGCAATTTGGTCACAAACTCTGATGGTCTGATTGTCCTTGAACACATCACCCTTGTTTGCAGTTGTAGTGACAAGGGAATTGATGTCAGTAAGAACACGCACATCAGAACCAACCTGATGAAGTGTGAATTCACCTGCTTTGATTGCTGCTTCAAGCTGTGACTGTGTATAATCAACATTGATGTCAAATTCACCATCATAAATCTTGTTTGTTGCAGATGCATTGACAGCAGTTCCTGCTGCAACACCAGTCACCCAATAAACAAGGGATGCTTCATTTGCATCATCAAGAACCTTGTTCTTGACATTGATAACACCTTCATAATCAGCAGCCTGACCATACACAACCGCCTGGAACTTGACACCAACTTCATCACGCATTCTTTTAGCAAATGCAGCATAAAGTCCTTTTGTTGCAGTGTCTGTTCCAACATAACCAATTGCATTGATGGAAGGATAAGATTCAACTTTGTCCAGGAATGCCTGATGTGCTGCTGTGTTTGCAGTTTCATCTGTACCACCTGCAAGTGCTGTTGCAGCTGTTACTGCAAGGGAAGCAGATGCCTTGAATGTGACATAATCATTTGCAACAAGTTCAGATGCTTTCTTGACTGTCTGTGTGTCCATCAGAACACCATCAAGCCATGTCTGAACATCAAATAACTGATTGTCATCAACATTTGCCTGGACAGCAATCTTGATGTCATTTCCCCTTGTTCCACCATAAAGTGCAGTTGCAAAAGTATTTGCTGCCTTTGTGCCACCGCCATTCAGACGATATGCATATAAAGTCTGAATGTTCTTGAACAGGTCACGAAGACCCTTCATGCAGTCATCACCATAGGAATGACCAAAAATCTTCATGCTGTTCTTCTGAAAATCACCATTTGTGACTTCAAAAATCTTTCCTTCCTGACCCCAATCAAGTTCAAGACCCATTGCTGCATATCCTCTATCACTCATGTTAGTGGATGCAGTTGCAACAGAAATGAAATTGATATATGCACCAGGAAGAACCTTGTTCTGTGTTAAAAAAGTACCACCACCAAGTGCCATTTTTATTCACCTGTTCCTTTCTTAAAATTCTTTGTAATCAGTGCATTCAGTTCAGCTTCTGAATACATCTGACCAGTTTTCAAGTTACCATTGAAAAAGTCCTTGTAAGGACTGTATTTCTTGGAAGCAGCAATCTGTTCCTTGCTGAATTTCAGAACAGATGCTTCATTTCTTTTTGCCATGTCTTCACCTTTCCACATTTGATGTCAAATCCATAGTTTCCATTGCATCAGTGCTTTCAACCTTATAGACAAACATGTCATAGTTGACAAAGAAGTTCAGAACCTGGTCAACCACTTCACCATGCATTGATGTTCCCCTTTGCAGGTCTTCACCAACTTTGATGACTTCCAAGCAATCAAACATTCTTTCCAGGACATCCATGCATTCTGACCGCTTGTCTTCCCCTTTAGGGAAATACTGGATGCAGAAAAGATTCTTCCTGAAATATTTCTTGCCCCTGAACAATTCATTTGTTGGATTCACACAAACAATAGAAAAACAAGGCTCTTTCAAGCCTTGTTCAATGGATTCTGTATAAATCTTGTAATCATCACCGAATTCAGCATTCAGGGAAATGCTGATTCCATCAATAATTTTATTTATCATGTGAACAATTCCCCCATCTGCTTCATCAGCTTCTTTTCTATGATTGCAGGTGCAGCCTGTTGAATTTCCTGTTCAGATATTGTCAACATAAACCGACCATTGACCCAACCTTTGTGGTTTGCAGTCCTATGTCCAAATTCAACATAAGATGCATATTCCACTGGATTGATAATTTCAATCACATAAGCATCACCAAAATGATGAATGGTCAATGAATCAGCATAAGCAACAGCACTTGAATTCTTTCCACCAGTCCAACCCCTGCGAAGTGTGCCACCTTTTTTCCCTGAACTGTTTGGATAATCACCAACAGGTGTCCTTTTGATGACTTTTGCAAGAAGTCTTGCTGCAAGTTCTTTTGCACAAGCATCAATGAACAAGTCCACCTGTTCCTGGTTCAGTTTTTCCAGGTTGTCCTTGATTTTTTCAAAGTCCTGGAAGTTGAATGTTCCGCTTCTTGCCATTTATGCCCACCCCTTAAACAGTTCAAGCATAATTTCCTGATGTGTCTGATACAATGCAGGTTCACCACTGGACTTGTATTCAGTTGTCACACCATTCTGTGTGACAGTCAGCTTTGAACCTGCCTGCACCCTGATTTCAGGTGCAAGGAAAATCTTGATTGTCTGAACCAATTGTGCAGCAGTGTCTGTCTGATTTGTATTTGGGAAACTGGAAAAAGACAACCTGCAAGGTTGCTCTTCCAAAACCACCACTTCATGATGTCCTGTGGATTTGTTTTCCTTGGTGTATTCCTGATATTCAGTAATTGTGCAAGTACCATCATACATGGATTCAATTGCTTTCCTTGCCTTTACCACCTGATTTTTCGATAACACACCAATTCCCCCTTTCTACTGTTCAGAAGATAATTCAGCAAGGTGTCAACCTTGTCAGAATCACTTTCATCACCATTAAAGTTCACCTGGGTGTCACCTTCCTTGATGCTTGAAATAGCACCAGTTAAATCAAGGTCACCAATTTCCAACTGTCCAGTCTGCTTTTTAGCAAACAGGAATTCACCGCAAGACATGTCCACCGCTGTGTGAAAAAGTCCGTCAGGGATTTCAGATATATTGCACTCATTCTTGATGGTGTTTTCCACCTTCTGCATTGCAAAACCAATCATCCAAGCATCAGATTCTTTGATTTCATAACCAAAGGAATCCAGTCTTTTCAAAACCGCTTCAATGAAGGATTCATCAAGACTGGAAGTGTTCAATGCTGTGATGATAGACTGCTTTGTTTCATCTGTCAGTGCCATATCATCACCCTTTCATCAATTAACCCCTGGAAACAATCTTTGCAATTGCAATTGCCTTGTGTGGAATTGCCTTTGTACCATCATTGATAATGTTCCAGTTGTCACCATTTGCAAGGTCAGTGTTGGAAGCAGATGCAGTGATGCTTGCAGGCTTTTCAAAGGAAATGCCATCAACACCGCAAATGTATCTATCACGCACATAAAGTGTGTCCTGACCACCATTTGTCTTAGGGTCTCTACTCATTTCATAAGGTACTGCATCACCAATGTCATCAAGGATGATTGCACCATCACCAAGGGTGTATGTGGTGTATTTGTCACCTGCAACAACATACTGGTCAGCAGCAGCACCATCAGGATAGAATGCACCCTTCTTGACATCTGCAAGGTTGATTTCAGCAGAACCAGTTGCACCGCTTGCCTTAATCTGCATAGCACCTTCATCATTTGCAGATGCTGCATAGTAACCACTTTCAGAAGGCATGTTGTCATCAATCAGAACAAGTCTTCCATTCCATGTTGCAAGTGCAAGTTCTCTTTCAATACCATCACCATCAGTCTGTGTCATGTACTTTAACAGCTTGATGTTTTCAAGGTTTGTTGCAACCTCACTATGCATGATGACAAGTTTGAAGATGTTCTTGTTATCACCACAAGCCTGCTGAATTGCCTTGTTAAGAGTAGCAGAACCAACAAGACCTGCTTCTGCACCCTTTACAGTGATGTCATAAACATGCTTTGCAAGAAATTCCTTTGCTGCTTTACCTGCAACAGAAGTGTCCTGCTTCATGCTGAATACACCCTTTAAGATTGCAAGCAGCATTGCCTGTCTGACATCCATCTTGTAATCAGCAATCTGTGCTGCAACATTATCCATGAAGTCAACACCTGCTGTGATGTTCTTGCTGAAACTTCTTTCAGTCCAAGAATCCATTCTGCTTGCCACAATGAATCCCTGCTCATATGTGGTTGTGCCAGTGCTTGTGATGTTGGTTGCACCATCATTGTTCTGACTGGTAGAACCATCAATTCTGCCAAAGTAAGGGATTCTTGCATATAAAGAACCAGTCTGATTTGCAAGTGCTGCCTTTGCCTGCTCATTAGAACCGACTGCACCACTCTTTGCAAGTTCGTTTTTAGTTACATTAGGAATTCGGTTCACATAAGCACCGAATGCCTGGGGATTGAAACTTTTGGAATCAAATTTTGCCATTTTGTTTCACCTTTTCCTTTCTTAAAATTTAATCAATTTTTGCATCAGGGTGTTCTGCCATATAAGCAGCAAGTTCTGAATAGGTCATTTTAGATGTGTCAACCCCATGGTCACCATCTTCATTTCCTGATTCACCAGGTTTTGCACCCTTCACCTGGGTCTGCTTTTTGGTTGTGATGTCGAATAAATAAGCATCAGACTTCTGCAATGCTTCAATCTGTTCTGCAAGACCCTTGATTGTGCCATCTTCTGCAAGTTCAGCCTTGTCCAGGTCTTTCAGAAGTGCCTTGACAGCAGTGTTATTCTTTGCCTTTGCACCAGTCAGTGCAGAATCTATTGCAGCATCAATTTTAAGCTGCTTAATTTCAGCAGCATGTGCATCATCTTTTGCTTTGTTGTCAGCCTGTAATTTTGCAATTTCCTGTTTCATTCCTTCAACATCACCTGTGGAATTCTTCAAAGTTTCAAGCTGTTTATCTCTATCAGAAATCTGACCCTTTAAGGATTCAACTTCTGCATTTGCTGCATCCAGGTCTTTCTGAATCTTTTCAGAATCACCCTTTGCCTTTCCAATATCCTGACTGTTTTCATCAAGAATCTTGTCAACCTGTTCCTTCTCTAAACCCATGTCTTCCAAAAACTTTCTTTTCATGTTCAAAACCATCCTTTCAGTTTGTTTTCGCTGTTCTTTCAGCATCAGATTTGTTGTTGAATGTGTCTTTTTTCGACTTCCACCAGGTCAATAAAAATCAGACCTATTGAAAGGAAGTTACTTCTGTGTCACCTCTGCACATTTTCTTCTTCATAGATTTTTCAATAGGTCTGATATTTTAACGCATTAAAAAAGCACCCTTTCGGGGCACCCTCCGTAAGGAAGGCGCCCCGGGGCGGCTCTTGTATCTCAATTTAATAAATTCTTGGAAACGGTGTAACCCTTGTGGTTACGCCGTTTTCTCTTTTCTACGCTCAGCGAGGTGGTGCTGGAAGGCTTCTTCCATCTCCTCCGGTGTCAGTTCGTGGAGAATGCTCACACCGCTGTAATAGATGTCCAAAAGCTGCACTCGCTTGCCGTCAAGGTATCTGGGCGCATACACCACGATTTTGTCCACAAACTCGTGGATCAGCTCCGGGGTCAGGGCCTTCAGCTCTGTGACTTGTTTGACTTTCTGAATGAACCGCTGCAAGCTCTCGGTCTTATCCGTTTCGGCTTCCAGATAGGCCTGCATCTCCGGGACAGCGTTTTTCAGCGTTTTTTGCTCTTCCTCGTAAGACAGAGATAGTGTGGCGTAGCGCTCGTCAGACAGCTTTCCGCTGGCGTTATCCTCGTAGATTTTTTGGATCAGAGTATTGATCTCCGCAATGCGCTTCTTCGCCTTGCTCAACTCCCGGCGCTTGGCTGCCAACTGCTTTTTCTTGTCCTCCGTGTAGCAGTCCATCTGCTTGCGGGCAAACTCTTTTTCAAACGCCTGCACATTCAAGAGGATACGCTGCATACTCTCCAAAACGATTTGCTCCACCACTTTCTCACGGATATAGTGGGCAGAGCAGACCTCGGAGTTCTTGCGATAGGAGGAACAGAAGAAATACGCCTGCTCCCGTTTGTAGCTGCCTGTGACACTGTAATACAGCTTCTCTCCGCAATCGGCGCAGTAGAGCAATCCCGAAAAGGGGCTGACGATGCCACTTTTTGTTGGCCTGCGGCGGTGCTTGCGAAGCTCCTGCACTAAGGCAAAGGTTTCTCTGTCGATGATGGCTGGATGCGTGTCCTTGAAGATTTGCCATTCCTCCGGCGGACGCTCGATTTTCTTCTTGTTCTTGAAGGACTTGGTGGTGCTGCGGAAGTTCACCGTATCGCCGCAGTATTCCTGTTTGCCGAGGATGTCCGCCACAGTGGCCGAGCACCAGTTGTAGGGCACAGCGGGCGGCTTGCTGCAATTCCGGCCGATATTGCCCCAATGCTCCGTAGGTGTCGGCACCTTGCCAGCTTTCAGCCGTTTGGCGATCTGCGTAGGACCGAGGCCGTCCACACACCAAGAGAAGATCTGCCGCACGGTCTTTGCCGCAGTTTCATCAATGATCCAGCCGTTCTTACTCTCCGGGTCTTTCAGATACCCATAGGGCGGATTGGTGGTCAGCGGTGCGCCGGACATTCCTTTGCTCTTGAACACATTGCGTACCTTCTGGCTGGTGTTCTTAGCGTGCCACTCGTTGAACAGGTCTTGCATCGGGACAAGGTCGCTGATGCCCTTTGCGGTGTCGATGTTGTCCATAATGGCGATGTAGCGGACGCCGAGACTGTCGAAACCCTCTTCCAGAAGCTGTCCCACGATGAGGCGGTTACGCCCCAAGCGGGAGTGATCCTTGACGATCAGGGTGCCGATGAGGCCCTTTTCCGCCAGCTCCATAATCTCCGTGAACGCCGGCCTTGCGAAGTTCGTACCTGACCAGCCATCGTCAATGAACACACGGGTGTTCCTGAAGCCATTTTCTTGTGCGTATTTCTCTAAAATAGCCTGTTGATTTTTGATGGACCCTGACAAACCATCCTGCTCATCGTCACGGGACAGGCGGCAGTATAGGGCTGTGATTTTATCCGGTTGTTTTGTCATAGTTCTCCTTTCCACAGCCGGATATGATCGAATTTGTAGGTGAGCCCATTCTACCATATCCAGATGTAAACTTCAACGATTTAATGTGGTAGTTTCAAATCTCTTTGTTATTATCATCGCTTTTCAGGATGATACGCTGCACTTTGTCGGTAATATTTTCCCTTGCGTCCTCGCTGAAAAAGGCTCTTACGGCGTAGGTGGTGCCGTCGATCTCCCGAATGAAATTCAGCGGCTGCACATAGGCGCTTCTGCGAAACCACGCTATGCGCTCCTGCTTGGTCATTGTCGCAAGATGGTCTGTAATGCGGTCAAGCTGTGTATAGATTTCGTTATCGTTTGTCATCGTGGGTCACGCTCCCTTCTCTGCGCTTTCTTTTGCTGCTGTGCTTCCTTGGCACGGTATTCGTTGGCATAGAGCAAATCCGTCTTTTCCTGTATTTTGGCGGAACGCACCTCTATGGCCTTATTCAGCTTTAACTGCTTTCGCAGGGCGGTGATTTGCTTCGTCACACCCGCCTTTTCCTGCCGCAGCGTTTCCTTTTCGGCGGGGGTAGCACGGCGAATCTTGTTTTGTAGCTTGGTGCGGCGAGTGATGAGGGCATCCATATCCCGCTGGATTTTCTCACGGTCTGCATACAGATCGTCCAGCGTTTCAATGCCGTATTTACTCATATACCGCACCTGCTGGGACAGCTCGTCCAGCTTTTGCAAGTCCTCTTTCAGGTATGGACTGGTGGGTTTGTAGTCGGTATGCTTCGGTAAGTACCCCAGCAGATAGCAGTAGTGCAGGAACAGCTTGTAGATATGACCGGTCTTATGGAACGGCTGAAACCAGTCCGAAATCTCCTGCGGCATTTGGGCCGGATAACTGATATACGCCCTGCGGTTGCCGAAGGAGGCATATCGTCCGAGGGGGATATTCTCCGGTGTCCACCTTTCATCCAGCGTGTCCAGCCTTGTGAAATGCTCGTACTGGGGCAAGCGTATTTTCCAGTGCTTGCCCGTAAAGTCGGTGATATACCCCTTGCGCCGCAGATAGTCCTCCATATAGTAGGGTGTGCGGCTGAAGTTTATTGCCTCCTGTACATCGGCACGGTAGACATTGTAGCGGGTGGGCTTTCCACTTTTCTCATCCAGCCACACAGGACGGGAGGGGGCTTTGTGGGGCTTCTCAATGACGGATAGCCCGTATTCTCGGCAAAGTCGGTCTGAGGCTTCTCGCAAACGCTGCTGCTCTGCTTTGGAATAGTTGTACTTGCCGCCGTCCCGAAAGGACACGGAGTTGAAGCAGAAATGGCAGTGCAGATGTTCCTTGTCCAGATGGGTGGTGACGATGATCTCGAAGCGGTCGCCCCACATCTCCTTTGCCAGCTTCACGCCGATTTCATGGGCAAGCTGCGGCGTGACCTCCTCCGGCTTGAAGCTCTGATACCCGTGCCAAGCGATATAACCGTCCGTCTTGCCGTAGCGTTTCTTGGTGAGGATCATCTGCCGCAGCGCCGTTTCTTTTAGGCAGTTGAGGGCGGTGACATACTCGCCCTCCTGCGTGGCCTCCGGGCGCTGGACATAGGTGAACACATTATAGAGGTCTTGTAGCTCCGGTATTTTCGATGCCGTCTTTTCGGGATTCTCCACATAGTCGATGAGGTCTTTCAAACGGCCTTCGATGTGCCAAAGAGAAGTCGTTGCCATTAAATCACCTCCTGTAAGTCCAGCACCAGTTGCTCAATCTCGGCACAGAGGTTCAGGGCAGACGGCTCGTACTTGGCACATTCTTTCAGGTCGGAATGAGCCTTGTATAGCTCGTCCATCAGCTGCCAAAATGCATCCGGGGGTTTTGGTTTCGGGTGAATGCCCCGGCAGAGCTGGCGGACATACTCGCTTTGGGTCAGTCCGCATAGAGCGCTGTTTCGCTCTAATTTCTCTTTTTCTTCTTCGGTCAGGCGTACCTTGATACGCACTTTTTCTTCTTTCATTTTGTCATCTCCATTCTTTAGCGGGGTATTCAGGGGCACCGCCCCTGAGTTAGTCCGCATGCCGCAAGGCTGCGGATCCGGATTGTGGGGGCCACAATCCGATGCTCGTTATTCCTGTGGACAGCACCTTATGTTTTTAGATTACTCTGCCGCATCCCCCGAATGTCGTTTTTCTGTGCCTGCCCCGGAATCTCACCGCAGCGTTGTTCTGCTTGCCCCCATCGGGGAGGTCGTGGCAGAATCATATCCCATTCGGACGGTCATTCAGTTTTCAATTTGCCCCTCAATTGGTAGGCAGCGAGAAGGCTTATTTATTAACCCCCTCAATAATCAACTGGGAACTTTTTTGCCGTTTGCACGAAAGAATTTTTGTAAACTTTTTGTGAACGGCGGCTATAACGACAAAAAGAGCCGGTACACAGCACATCAAATCAGCGGGAGATAATCTCTCGCTATATCTTTGATGAAACTATGTACCGGCTCTGCTTTTCAGAAACCTTCAATGTCTGCTTTTTCCGCTCCGCTGGCAGACTCAGCAACAGGAGCGGTACAGCCGCAATCCCTTTCGACGGCTGCCTTGTGTTTCATTTCAGATATTCAGTTGTGGACTCTGCTATGAGAGCAAAATATAGTATAGCATATAGAACGCTTGTTCGTCAACCATCTTTGGATCATTCCTTAAAAATTGGAGCATACTATAAAGCTCATCTCACGAGCGTAGCATCTACAAGTCGGCAATACTGAAATCCGTTCTCTGTGTAGACTTCAAAAGTTCCCGTCACTGTTATTTCCGACCCCAGCTCCGGGTAATCATTCGGATAGGTATGTTCGCCAGTTAGGATAAATTCAAGCCCCTGTGAGCAGCAGGCGGTGGCATCGGCGATCACGCAGGCAAATCGAGCTGTGGATTCATCGGGCGTGCCATCTGTATTGTATACATATCCAATGGCAAATTGTCCCTTCATTTTAACAGTTTTCCCGATGTAGTCATCGGGGGTGTACATCATATTGTAAACCTCGGAATATACCATTGTGCTGCTGAGCTTTGTCAGGTCAACATCAATGCCGTCCGCACTTTGTGCAGACTTGGAGGTTGTAGGCGCAGACTCCGAGCTCTTTTCTGTCGTTTGATGTTGTGAAACAGATGGATTCGGTGCCTGATTATCGGTTGTCCCTTTATCTTTCTCGCTTCCACAGGCGGAAAGAGAACTAAGCGTCAGAACAATCAGTACTACACAAAACAGCTTTTTCATTTTCTCACACCTCCAATAACGGTTCCTGCCAGCCATGACAGCCCGAACGCAATGATCTGAACTGCGACGATCGTCGAACCTACAGGCGTACCGGCGAGGATGGATGCCAATATACCAATCAGCGAACACATGCCCGACAGAGCTGCGGCACAGACGGTCACGCTGCGGAAGCTCTTAAACATCCGCATAGCGGACAGCGCCGGGAAAATCACCAGTGCAGAAATCAGCAGTGAGCCGACAAGGTTCATAGCCAAAACAATGATAACGGCAACAACGATGGCAATCAGCAGATTGTAAAGTCCGGCTTTCGTTCCTGTCGCCCTTGCAAAATTCTCATCAAATGTCACGGCGAAGATTTTATTGTAGAACAGGATAAACACCGCCACGACCAGCACCGACATTCCTACGCACAGCCATACCTCTACGGGGGACAGCGTTAAGATGGAGGTGGAGCCGAACAGCGTACTGCACACATCACCCGATAGGTTGGACGAGGTGGAGAAAATGTTCATCAGCAGGTAGCCGATGGCCAGCGCTCCCACCGAGATCATGGCGATAGCGGCATCGCCCTTGATCTTCGTGTTCTGCCCGGTGCGCAGAAGCAGCACGGCACTGATGATCGTAATGACCATCACCAGCGGCATTTCGTTGGTGATCTGCAGCACGGCGGCAATGGCCATGGCTCCAAACGCCACATGAGAAAGTCCATCGCCGATAAACGAAAAGCGTTTCAGCACCAGCGTTACGCCCAGCAGCGACGAGCACAGCGCGATCAGCACACCGACAATGAGCGCATAGCGGACAAAGGGATACGCCCAGTATAAGGCGAGCTTTTCCAGAATTGCATTCACTGCGCATCACCGCCTTTCTTTGCGGCAAACAGCCGCCCTTGCGGGCTTTCAAGATAGTCTGCCTTTGTTCCGAAGAAAACGGTGTCGCCGATATGCAGAATATGACTGGCGTATTGGACTGCGGCAGCAATATCATGAGAGATCATAATCACGGTGATCCCATCCTCGCAGTTGAGCTTTTCGATGAGCGCATACATTTCAGCCGTTACCTTGGGGTCAAGCCCAGAAACAGGCTCGTCCAAGAGCAGCATTTTTCGGGTAGCACAAAGCGCACGGGCAAGCAGAACCCTCTGCTGCTGTCCGCCGGATAGTTCCCGATAACAGCGCCTTGCAAGCTGTGTGATTTGCATTTTGTCCATTGCATCAAGTGCAAGCTGTTTTTCTTCTTTGTTGTAAAAAGGGCGGCTGCCGCAGCGTCCCTGGCACCCGGAGAGAACGATCTCTCTCACGGATGCCGGGAAGTCTTTTTGTACTTGCGTTTGTTGCGGCAGGTAGCCTATCTCATTTTTTCTCAGCCCGTCACCCGTCAAAATTCTGCCGCTGATAGGCGGCTGCAAGCCGAGAATTGTTTTCATAAGTGTACTCTTACCAGAGCCGTTTTCCCCTACGATGCAGAGGTAGTCGCCTGCAAAGACCTCAAAATTGAGGTCTTGCAGAACGGACTTCCCATCATAGCCAACGCAGAGATTTTGACAAGTGAGCTGAGCCATAAACCTACCCCCTTAACCCAGTGCTTCTTTCAGCACGGAGAGGTTTTTCTCCATAATGGAAAGGTAGGTCGCACCGTTTGCCACATCTTTAGAAGTGGTGGACTGCATGGAATCCATCGTCAACACCTTTTGATTTTTCGCAGTCGTGTTCTGGACAATGGTTTCGGCAATCTTGTGCTGTGCGCCCTCGATGGTCAGTACGCAGGGCAATTTCAACTCGTCCACTTTACCCGCAAGGAACGAAATGGTTTCAAAGCTGGCTTCGGTTTCGGCAGAGCAACCCACAAAAGCGGCATAGTAGCTCAGATCGTAATCGTCCACCATATAACGGAACGGGAAACGGTCGCCAAACAGAACGGTCTTATAGGTCGCAGCGTCCACGGCAGCCTGATAGTCTGCGTCAAGAGCAGACAGTTTCTTTACATAAGCATCGGAATTTGCGGAATAGGTGTCCTTGTTATCGGGGTCAATCTCCTGCAAAGACTTGGAAATAGCATTTACAAGCACCTCGGCATTTTTCAAAGACAGCCAAACATGCTCATCTTTTTCTTCCTCGTGCTCGTGACCCATCAGTTCATCAAGGATTTCATCAACAGTAAGCACATCTTTCACAAAGAACGGATTGGTCTTGGAATCCATCAATGCGTCAAAGCTGTCGCTGCCAAAGTAAATATGAAAATGTTCGGCTTCACCCGATTCGTGACCGTGGTCGTTGAACTGTACATATTTGGGAGCATCAGTACTGGTCGTTTCAAACTGATAACGGACACTGCTGATTTTGCCCTCGTCATTCAGTTTCGGCTGATAACCAGCATAGGTGTATTCGGCAGAAACGGATTTTCCGTCTGTATAAGTAAAAGTAATTTTGTTTCCGTTAATTGTAATTTTGTTGGCATCACACTGCCACGAAGTCTTATACTTCTCCAAATAGGTGTCTTTTGTGGTTGAGCTGTCCTCATCCTCTTCCGCCTTATGTTCGCAGTATTCGTCCAAATCACCGTTCAACAGATAAGGGTACAGGGACTTCCATTCTCCAGCGAAGTCCGAGAGGGTACGATCCTTAATGTCGTCCTTTGTGATTTCTTCATCGTGACCGTGGTCATGGTCATGTTCTTCCTCCTGCATACCCTCAACGGTTTCTTCCGTTTTCACGGAATCGCCAAGGACATCCAGCAAATTGATGACCTTCATATTCTTATTGGTGGCATTTTTCAGAGCATCGTCCACCCATTCGTCGGACTCACCACCGACATAGATAAAAAGATCGCAGTCAGAAATTTTGACAATGTCATCGGCGGTGGGCTGATAGCTGTGCAGGTCAACGCCGTTATCAAGCAGCATCGTGATCTCTGCGTTGTCAGCCTTATCGCCAAGGACTTCCTTGACCCAGTCGTACTCAGGAAAAATCGTAGTGACAATGCTCAGTTTGTCAGTTTTGTTGGTATCATTCTGCTTTCCGCAGCCGGCAAGAACGCCGACCAGCATTAAAAGCGCAAGCAGCAGCGCAGTTATTTTTTTCATAGGGATTGTTACCTCCAGATTATGATAAGAGCTTAAAAATGGGCGCAAAAATACAAGGGTAACGGCAACACCGCAAGAGCCTATCCGCAAAAATGGATAGACTTCACCCTTGTAAAAAGCTCTTATTTAATCTGAAAGTTTGACCTTGAGAGAAACCAGCGTATAACTTTGTGCGTAGTCCGTGCAGACAGAAATACCCCTGCACAGAGTATATGGTAACGCAGCAGCAAAGACTGCGGCGCATACAGCAAGAGAAAGGTTTTTCAGAGCATTCTGGCAAACATTGATCTGATAGCAGATAGGGCAGTTCTCGCCCACGCAGTCGTGATCAGCTTCTGCCGCAATAAAAAGAGCAGAATAGAGCATGACAAGCAAGACTGTCACAGCAAGAAGCAATGCTGCGATTCTCTTTTTCTTTTCCATTCTGCTCACCACCTTTTATTTTCTGCAATCGGCGCAAATACCGTACAAAATCGTTTCCGTTTTGTCGATTTGAAAGCCTGTGCTTTCAAATGTACTGTGAAGAAGCTGCTCCGCTTCTTTTTCTCCAAGATGAATGCTTTTGCCGCATACCCGGCAGGAGAGGTGCAGGCTGTCTTTGCATTCCTCGGCGGCAATGTATTGATAAAAGACTTCCCGCGTTCCTTCCCGAACGCTGCGTTTGAGAAGCCCTTCCTCCTCCAAAGCGGAGAGATTGCGATAAACGGCGCTGATGCTGATGTTGTCTGCCGCCAGTGCGTCGGCAATCTGCCGTGCGGTCATCTGCTCGTCCGTATGCTCTGAAAGATATGCAAGAAGCCGCTTGCGCTGCCGTGTCAGATACTTAGCCATTAGCTGCACCTCCAATTTGCAACCTACTCGCAAATTATTATACATCAGCTTTGCACATTTGTCAATATGCGAATTTGTCGCAAATTAAAACAAATATATAGGGCCGCACCGCACTTGGTACAGTCCTATAACTTAACAAAGAATAATTTCGGTGTTTACGATTTCCGTTGCACGATTACGAATATTGTTCATCCTGCCGACCCATTCCATAGGATCGTCGGCTTTTAGTGTCTCCGTGACACCTTCTGCCTCTGCCATCTGCTTTACCAGCCGAAAGAATAGTTCCTCCGCCTGCCGGTTAATGTCAGCAAGATAGCTGTTCAACTTACCGCTGGTGAGCAAAGAGGTATACAGGGTCTTGCGATGGGTTTTCAGATAGCGCCGGTGCCGTTGTCCCCAGATGCCGATGTGTACCGTTCCGTCCTCCGGCAGTTTCAAACAGGGTAGATAGTAGTCGCCCTGTAGTTCATACCAAAGCCCGTTCTTCTCGTTGTAGATGTACTTCTCCATTTTGTAATCCTCCAATGTGATTGATTTTACCCACAATTCAATCATTCTGGCTGATTACAAAAGCCGAAGGAGGCACTTCCTTACGAAGTGCCTCCTTCAGGTGCTTTTCTTTGAACTATGCCTGACTGACAAGTCCATCTTCTTCTGTTTCCAGTGAATTGAAGAAATCATTGAATCTTTGCTTCAATTCATCAGGTGCTTCATCCTTGATGTGATATTTTTCATCTTTTCCAATGTAAACATATTCACTTTCAAATAAATCTGTTTCATCCTGCATCATGGTTTCTTCACCCCTTTCATTTTCTGTTCAAGCAAATGTCCAAATATGGTTGCAAATTCCCTTGGTTCATCTTCACCAAAATATTCTGCAAATGCTTCTGCAAAACATTCAGCTTCTTTTGTTGAACCATATCTTGATAATGCATCTTTCAGTCCAATATAGGTTTCATACTCATATTCAGGATGCAGTTTTTTATATTCCTGCAATGCTTCCTGAATGATGTCATGTTCAAATGAACTTTTGGTCAGCATAGACATTGAATGTGACACATAATGTCCATATTCATGAATGATTGTATGCAGCGGATTCTTTCCACTGTGCCAATGTGATTCAAATGACTTTTCAGCAACCTTTGATGCATAATCAAGTGTTGAATGCAAACCTGAATTCAAACGAATTCCAACAACTTTTCCACTTCCAGTATAATATGTGAAATCACCAAGTCTGTTTCCAGGAAGGGAAGATGGTGCAACATTCTTGATATAAGGCAACTTTGACTTGATTACTGCATCAAAATCAGCAAAATTCTTTGTGAACTTGCTGTGCCATGTTGCCATGCCTTTTGAAAGTTCTGCATCCATAGGATATTTTTTGGAATCTGAAATGTGAATTCCTGCATCTTCAAAATGCTTGAATGCTTCTTTTTTGTTTTGGAAGATGTCACCTTCTGTCATATCAGACCAGTGAACTTCTTCCACTTTCATTGTATCATCAGGAACAGCAGGTTTCAAATCATCTGTCTGACCATCAACCATTGCCTTTTCCCATTCAGGATAGGTCATATCAGCAGGAACATAATATGTTTTACCATCTTCACCCCTTGCTGCCCTTTCACCGCTTCTGCCCCATTCATCATCAAAGTATGGAACAGTTGTTGACCTACACCATACATGAAAAGGTGGTGCAGTGACACCTGGTTGAAAATCCTTCATAGGGAAGTGCTTTCCATCCATTTCCCTGCATATATCAGAAGTGTGACTGTCCAGTGTTGCGACAATCTCAAATTCTTCAACATCCAGGTCATTGAATGCATCCTTTTGTGCAGCAGAACTGATGAATGCCTGTTCAGTCATCACAAGTCTTCCTGCATTGTATTTTGCATTCTTGGTCTTGTTTTGCAGATATTTGGTCATGGACTTGATTGCTTCATCAGGTGCTTTTCCCTGAATGATTGTCCTTGTCATCTGCTGATGCAGTTCATTGACCATTGTAGTCTTTGATTGCCACACCCTGTCTGAAAAGGTCTTTCCATCTGCTGCCCAAGGTTTACTGATGACCTTTTGCAGCTTCCTTTCATCAATCTGACCGATTTCCCAACCAATATTGAAACCCTTCTGCACTTCAAAACATGTGTGATAATATCCTGACTGATAAAGTCTTTTGACCATACCATCCAGGGAATCAAGTTCATTGCCAAAAGCAACTTCCAATGATTGCTGTGTCCGAAGTTTTAAGGCTTCCAGTCTGCTGATGTGGAATCTTGCTGATGCATTTTCAAGTTCCTTCATCCACTGCTGATTCATTGCATTTTCCTGTCCATACTTGATGTATTCCTGGACATCCCATTGCAATTCTTTCAGTTCAACAGCAGACAACTGTTTTCTTGCTTCTGCCAGTGTGATTCCATTGTTGGAAGCATATCTTGCATACCAGGCTTCAATCTGTGCCTGAATCTGCCTTTCTGCTTTATCAAAAGCAGGTTCAATCTGATGGAAGGTGTTCTGTCCATACTGGTTTTGTGCGTTTTCAAGTGCTGAAAATCGTTTCTGCCAGTATGCAGATGATTTCTTTGTCATTATTCATCACCTGCACCTTCCCCATCACCGCCTGGGTCATCAGGTGGAACATTCTGACCAGGATTGAATCCAAGTCCATATTCTTCCATGTTCTTCTTTTTCTGTTCTTCCAGTCTGTCAAGTTCTGCCTGAACATCATCAACCCATGGATGCTGTGCAACAAGGGTTTCATCACTGATGATTCCAACAGACTTGCTGATGTTGTCAATGACTTCACCTTCATTCAGCATCATATCCCTGTTGAATATGATTTCCACATCTTCCTGTTCATAGTCACCCATACCGACATTGAACAGATGACAATTGATGAACCACAACAGTTCTTCAAAAGATGCCTGATATTCAGTTTCCATTCCATTTGCATCCAGGTCAATGTCAGAATACATTGATTGAATGTTCATCTGATTTGGATTTCCTGACATCCTGTCATCCTTGGCATCATAACCCATAGCATTTTCAATGATTGCCTTTTTGAACAGTTCAATAATTGCTTTGTAATTATCAGAATTAACTTCAACTTGAAGTGTTCTGACATCACCACCTGCACCATCAACTGTTCTGACCTTCACTGCACCATAGGTTGCAAGATTCTTTCTGAATTCACCAAGATTTTCACCATCATAGTTCACAAGAACCAAGATTGTGTTCCTTGTGTCTTCTTCCATCTGATTCTGAAAGTTGGATTCAATCAGATTCAGACCATCCTGCAAGGACTTCACCATCTTAATCAATGGGATTTCCTTGTTGTTGTACTTGAAAGGAATCAATGGAATCTTTGTCCAGTTGAATCCCTGGTCTTCAATGCTGAAATATGGAACATGCTGTTCCCCATCAGGAATAAGCTGCCCACCATCAGTCAATTCAAAATATGAAACACCTGATTCATCATAGACTTCAACTTTTTCAATGACCTTTTCTGTATTTCCAACATATCCAGTCACTTCATAGATTCTGATGAAATATTCCAGTTCAGTGTGTTCTGCATCCTTCCATCCTGGGATGATTTCCCAAGGTCTGAACCGCTTGAAAATGAACTTGCCCTGGTCATCATACATAGGGAATAACCAAGCAATTCCACAATTCAGGGAATCTTCACCAACTGCTTTCAAAGTTCGCATGAACTTTTTATTCAGAAACTGTTTCAGAATCTTCACATAAGCATCATTGTCACACTGGATGGTGAAAGGTTGACCCAACAGATAGTTGGATTTCTGAATGACCATCTTTTTATACTGATTATCAACAATTCTGTTGTTTGGAAGATTCTTGACTGTTTCCAGTTTACCATCTTTTCCAATGACTGTCCTTTCCCTGGACAGAATGTCATGACATCCATCAAAGTATCTTTCACCATCAAGCATTTCTTTTCTTCTCTGTGATTGCTTGAATCTGTTGATTTCCTTCACAATGAACTGTTCATCTGTCAACTTGGATGCAGCATTGATATTGACCAGTCTTTCAAGTTTTGCTTTGAAGGATTCAGCAAAATTGAACATCATTCTTCACCACCTTTCTATGTATCATAGTGCATCCACCTTTCCAAAGGCTTCTGCCATCTTTGGGAACTGGTATGCAATCCAGTCCACAATTTCTTCATTTATGCCCCAACTATCAGCACCAAGTCCTGATTCAAACAGAAATGCATGAACCAGTTCATGTCTGATGACCTGCTGTCTATATGTTTTCAAATCAGCAAGTGAACCAGGGGAATCCTGGAAGGTGTCAATGACAATCTGCTTTGTGGAATGGTCACAATATCCATCACCGCTGTTCAGGTTGTCATCTTTCACCTTATTTGATTCTGTAATTGTGTATTTTGTTCCTAAAACATCAACTGTCATTGTTTTTCACCTTCCCTTTTCCTACTAATCAAAGCTGAATGTGTCACCAACAAGAACCTTTCCTGTTGCATATCTCATTGAATCCATACCATGTGAAAATTCATGGTCAGGTTTGTCTGTTGGTTTTCCATCCTTGTCAGTTTCCCAACAATAATTCTGAATTTCTTTCTTGAATTCAGGACAGTTCTTTTCATGGACAATGATTTCATAGTTTTGAATCAACTGGATTCCATGATTCACACTGTCTTTTCCCTTCCTGGAAGGTTCTGCCTTGATTCCTTCTTCCTGCAATTCAGCAATTGATTTTGGTTCAGCAGAATCACAAACAATCCGCTGTCCACCATATCCTTTGTCTTTGATTGCCTGCGCAATGATTTTGTTGGTCACACCTGTTCTGTACCATTCATCAAAGACATATATCTTCATTGCTGCATTGTCTATCATCAAACAGACAAATGCATTTGGGTCAGTGAAACCAAAGTCAAGACCAAAAGCAGACTTGATTCCTGGGATTGCTCTGACTGCATCAATGTCAAAGTCTTCAAATCTGACTTTTTCATATATCAGACCTTCTGCAATGCCCCATTCACCATCACCTTCAATTCTGTATCTTCTTGGATTGTTCTGCTGCATCTTCAAGAAGATGTTCCTGTCTGCTTCATCCAGCCATTCATTTTGCTTCCAGGTTGTTGTTTTTGTGAAGATGTCATCATCTTCCACATCAAAAAACCTTGGTTTCAACCAGGATGTTGCAGACCAAGGATTGAATGTCAATGTTATTTGTTTGAAATATTCATCAGGAACTTCACCACGAATGGACATATCCAATTTGTTGAAGTCATCTTCATTGCTGATTTCATAGGCTTCTTCAATCCATACAAAGCAAAGAACACCATAATCAACTGAAATAGATGTGATTTTCAGACCATCATCAAGACCCCTGAACAGAATTTTCTGTCCTGTGGACTTCCTGACAATCTGCATAGGTGAAACAGTGCATTCAAAAAAGGCATCCAAACCAAGTCTGTGAATTGCCCATTTCAAATCTGAATAGACAGAATCACGCAAAGTGTTTGAATACCTTCTGACACACAATCCATTTGCAAGTGGATATTCCATCAACCTATAAATCATATTCAAGGCAGTTGTCTTTGATTTCTTTGAACCTCTGCTGCCTTTGCAAACTCTGTATCTTTGCTTTGTGTTCCAAAAATCAGCATAATTTCTTCCAACTGTGTCTTGAAGTGATATGTTCATAGTGCATCACCTATTCTTTCAGGTCATTCACAATGACAACAGGTTCAACTTCCAGGTTCACATCTGCTTTGAAAAGACCATATCTTCTTCCAAGAAGTTCAGCAGCTTTCAACCTTTCCTTTTCATCAGGTGATTTGTTCATCCTTCTTGCATCAGAACATCCTTCACCAGTTCCTTCAATGACCACAATTTCTGATTCAGATTCCCCACGCAAAACAGATGTCAGGTATTCCATGACTTCCTTTGCATCAGCAATCTTTTCAGAACTGATTTTATCAAGCTGTTCATCAATATAATTTTTGATGTTAGCGTTTGTTAGCAGTCTTGAAGCACATGCCCTTGCTGCATCATCAGATTTGATGTGTGGATATGCTGCTTTGTATGCCCTTGTTGCGTTTGCATCAATCAAATATTCATCACAAAACTTCCGCTGTTTGTCAGTCATTCGCCTGTCACCTGCCTTTCTTCTGAAAAATAGAAAAAATCACCCTGGTTTCCCTGGGTGATTTTACACATTCTATAATATCATATATATATTTTGGCATGTTATGCTTTATTATGTCATAGTGTGCCATGTTCAGGGACTACAACATTATCAAGTGCAGACTGATGTATCCTGTGAATAGTACGCAAAGAATAATTCATTTCAGCACATATTTCACCCCATGTCTTAAAGTTCAAATATTTACATCTCAACAATAATCTTTCATCAGGATTTTCAACCTTATTAATTGCATTCCTAATCATTTTTTTCAGATTCATCATTCTATCAATATCTGATTGAATTTCATTTTCAAGTTCAATAATTTTTAATACCTGATTTGTGAATGGGGCATCTGCTTTTGGACTTGTTTGAACTCTTTCCTTTGAATAATCAAAAGAACCTACACTGGTTGACATTTCTTTTAACTTCATCAATTCTTCTTGATTACTTTTTATAAGTTCATCAAGTCTATATGCCTGTTTCAAAAACTGTTTAGCTGTCATCTTAACACCTTCTTTCTAATTCAAGAAGTCAACATCTTGAATTCAACATCTTGATTTCAAGAAATCCTTTATTTTCAAGGCTTTGAATCAGTTTGACCTTCTGAAAAGTCAAGATGTGATGTGTTTTTACTATTATAGATATTTTTTAAGGAATAACTAAATTTTAATGATTTTATTCTTTTATATATCCTTAAATAGAAAACATCTTGACATCTTGACTTTTCAAGTAAAATCAAGGCTTTCAGGCTTTGACATCTTGACTTTTATCTTGACTTTTCACCTATACATCTTTCACTTTTGATGCATACATGTCAGCAGTGTGAGTGAACAACACTGACTGATATTTCCTGATTGCCCTGTCAAAAGCATCCCATGAATCCTGTCCTTCATAAGCACCCATGTGAAATCTGATGCACAACATTTCTTCTTCTGTCAGGGTCATCACCTGTGACAGTATCATCACCGACTTATCACCATGACCTTTGAATATAGGTGCAGGATTGTATGCCCACTTTGGGTCTTTGCTGATAGGTGAACCAGTTCCCATGACCACCACATCAGATGCATTTTCATCCACATAGTCATCAAGTTTGCACACATCATGAAGCATCCCAACAATATAAGGTGATTCAGGTCTTGTCCAAGGGATGTCAAACTTTTGTGTCATTTCCACCAGTACCTTTGCAACCATCATGGAATGGTCAAACAGACCGCCAGTATAATTGCCATGGTGCTTGATTGCAGCAGGCTTGACAAAGAACCCTTGACCAATCAGCCAGTCCAACATTTCTGCTGAAACAATAGGTCTTCCATCAACCCGCATGAAATCAAGGAACTGTTTCTGTATTGCTGCATCATTCTGTGTCACTGTTTTCATCATTTTCACCTTCCTTTTTCTGCGGTTTCTTATTATCCATCATTGCTTTCACAAGTGCCTGCATAAAAGGATTTGCAGCAGGTTGATTCTGCACTTTGGACTGTTGTGCAATAACATTGATGACTGCCATTGCTGCACCAATTGCAATGTTTGGATTTTTGGTCATTTCCATTGCTTTGTTGTATGCTAAAATATAACATTCAGTCAAATATTCAGGATTCATCATTTTCACCTTCTTCCTTGAAATAGATGCAGGATTCAGTTGTCAACAGAACTGGTGGAACAACATTCCCCTGGATATAAAGATAAATTTTTCCAGTTTCCTGAACCTGCTTGATTTCATCAGGTGTCAGTTCCCAACAACTTTCAACCCCTGTTTCCAGGTTTGCATCATTTGTGTATCTTGTCACTGGAAGGTCTTTACAACCTTCCAGTGTGTAAACTGCATTTGTTGTTTCTGTTCTAACTGGTTTCATATCACCACATCCTTTCAATCATATCTGATGAATCTTGTGTCTTTGATTTTTCCGCATTTCTGACAAACAAGATATTGTGTTTCACCGCTGATGCAGTGGAACTTTTCAACCTTTCTGCACCAACTGAATTCATGTTTGCAGAACAATCTTTTGAAAAACTGTTTGATTCTGTTCATCATCTGAATTCCTTTCCTGTTTTCTTATCCTTGAAGGTGATTCTTCCGACCACTTCAAATCCTGCCAGGTGTGCAGCTTCCCTGATAATGTGCATCAAGTGTCTGATTTTTCTTTCCTGTTCAGATTCTTCCTTGACAATTTCTTTCATGCCATAATATGCAGTTGGGTCAGGATAACCTTCATTGTTGTACTTATTCATTTTTCTGAAATTTCACCCCACATTCCTGATAAATCAGGTCTGCAAATTCTTCCAGTGTCATGTCACCATTCTGAAAATCTGTATAGACATCAAGAAGATGAAGCAGGATGCAACAGAAGCAGCGGTGGATGCAGCAATGA